GGTTTCCCCCTTCTCTCTAGCACATGCATCTCCATCTACAACATCAACCCAACCAGGTTTTCCATCTTTTGATTTGCTTTTGAACCACTTGCGTAGTCCTTCTTCGTCAAGTTTCTTTTTGCGTCCTTGACAATGAGCACGTTGCGAAAAACCTTTTGGGTTATCGCAATCGATTGACTTTTTGTACTTCTCAGACCAACCTTCATCTACACCATGTTCACTATCTTTCATCAATTCTCCGTCAGGCATTACATGATGCCCTTCAGGAATTTCCTTACACTTTTTATCAGTGTTACAATAGTAGTATCCCTTTTTACAGGAATTCATAGTTATGATTCTGGTGTATTATTATTTAGGAATCCTTGTTTTAGTAATTTAGATAATTCTGAGGTAGATCCTACAAATAATGCGTTATTAGTTACGTTATTTGTAGTTGACTTGGTTGTTTCGTCCTCAATGTCTTTTATCTTTTTCTGAAGTTCCATCAACTTATCTGTTGTATCAGCAACGTTTTTGATAAGTTGACCAGCAACTTCATATGATCTTGGACTGGCACCTTCTCCTGCCAATTCCATGATTCCATTAATTGCTTCCTGACCTTTTTCAATCAAAGAGTACAAATTTGCTCTAGTGTATTCATAGTCTTTTTTAATATCATCACCTGCAGGTTTGACAATCTCTGTCTTTTTGGCAGGTGGTTTTTGAATATTTGACTCGGTATTCAGAGCAAGATCTAGACTTTCAAATTCATCCGACATAACTTATCAATCAAAGGTCAGCGTCTTGGCCAATATTATAACTTCTACCATCTGTGAAGAATTCGAATCCTTCAGAGAATCCAAAGTCATCCTGAGGACCTAGTAATGCATCATCAACAGTGTTAATTACGCCATCATTATTCTTATCTTCTTTCGCTTTAGGAGTTACTGTATATCTCATCTCCCTCTTAGCGGTGATAGGATCAGTATTTGTATAAGTATCAACTTGTACCTTCCTGATGAGACCGTCAGAATTATCGCTGATCTTACCAAACAGATAAGTTTTGGCAGTAAATGAAAGAGTATAAATTAGTGCTCTTCTTGTAGTGAAATCTCCTTCATAATCGTCTACAAAAGAAACACTATTCAGTACAATAGGAGTATCTCTCTTCTCTCCAATAGAACTAACTAGATCAATAGTAACATTCAATGCTGGTTGAAAATAAGGTAAAATCTGCTCAACAATTTGTAGAGCATCGTCATTCAATTTACAATAAATGTTTAATTCAAAACCAATATTATAGGGAACAGGCATGAAAACCTTTCTGAGATTTTCTCCCTCTAATGCCTTGAAAGTCTGACTAACACCAGTCTTTCTAGATGGATCATACTGAAGAGATGTCATCTCAAATGACATTCTTGGTAGCGTAATTGCAACTGACTTATTCAACTCAGACTGTTGAGTCAATCTTGCTAGAAACTTCTGCCTGGGCGCATATGCCAAAGGAACTCTCATCTCATCGATGACGTTCTGATCATCTTTATCATAGTGTTTAATTAAAACGTTATTGAATAAAGTTCCAAAAGATATGATAGTTTTACGAATAATTTCGTGGTAATAATGGCTTCCTAGCATTAGTAATTTCCAAAGGGATTTTTCTCAGTAAAGTCTAAAATTTGATCAGCTTCAAATTCTATTTCATCATTCTGTTCATAATCATCAACATTTGCGACAGATGCAATCTTAGGTACATCTCTCTTGTTTATGTAGTAATCAACAACATATATAGCGGACGAAGAAGATCCAACAACTCGCTCCCCATCTAAGAAAGTGCCATTTTCGATGGAGATTTGTAGAATTCCTTCCTCCCCATCCCAACGCTTAACTCTTGCCGTTGCACCAGATGTCGAACCAGTAATAACTTCATTAAACCAGAATGTACCAATACCAGCAGCAATTGGAGCATCTCCAATAGTTACAACTGGAGGAGTTAAGTAACCCGATCCTGGATTAATTATTTTTACACTATCTATTCTATTATCAATTTCATTTAATACAACTTCTCCGATTGCTGTTGTAAATCCAGTAGCGAAATCTCTATCGGTCACGGTATTTGATATCGATACAATTGAAGGTTCTGTATAACCAACACCAGTCTTAGTTAGAGTTATTGAAATAACTGTTCCTGCAACACCAACACTTCCATAACCCTCTGGAGTTTGTCCTAATGGGGCAGATATGCTAACAGTTGGATTGGAAATGTATCCTATTCCTCTATCTGTTATTTCAACTTCGCTGAGTTTGCCATCTCCATTTATCTTGGATATTGCAGTAGCAGTAAATTGAGTTGCTACACCAGTCGGTGCTGAAAGAGTAACTCCTGGAGAAGTTAGATAACCATATCCAACATAAGTCAAGGTAATATCAGTTACGATTCCAGAACTTACACTTGCAATTCCAGTTGCAACAAAGTCTGATGGTGTTCCGATCGGAGGATCAATAACCGCAGATACAATTGAAGTTATAATACCAGATAATGTTGTCGATGAATTATCAATAGAAGTTACTACACCATTTGTTATTGAGCATCCAATACTGATTGAGTTTAGATTACCAATTGCATCGTTCTCAAAATCATCAAATAGTACTGTATTTGAATCTGCCGTTGGCATTGATGCTGGTGCAGTAGAAGATGCAGTTCCTGCATCAACTGTTCCAAAAATACCATCAACAATGATTCCGCTATTCAAATCATTTTGAATTACTGGAGGAGTTATATCTGCATTAGTAACAATATCAACTTCTCCACCACCAGCAGCAAAGAAAGTTCTTACTGGTAAACCGCCATCAACTTGTAGAGATAAACTTTGATCGAAGTTTGGAAGTATTTCTGTTTGAATATAAATCCAGTGCCATTGATCATCTCTGACATCTAATCCAGTAAAATCGTAAGTTAGATAATCTGTATTAACTCCCACCTTATCCGTACCTAAACCAATTTCAACATAACCATCGTCATTAATTCTGAGATCTACTTGAGTAGATTTGCTTCCATTGGATAACTTATTAAATTCAATGAACGTTGATAGACCAGGTAACGAACTTGGAATCTTAGCTGCAAGTTGAATGGCACCACTATATCCAATTGATGTGGTTGAAGCAGTTCCTAGATATGTAATATTTCTATTTGGATCTGCATTAACAATCTTCCATGCATTAGACCCATAGTAAGAATCTGCTATGTATGCTGGAGATAGAGATAAGAAATCAATAGTTAATGTTGGAGGTGCTAAGTAATATCTACCTCCACTTTGTAGTGTATATGAGAATGTAGATATACCACCAGAAGATAATAGTGTTGTATTTGCAGTAGCGGTTGATGCAATTCCTGCTGGATTATCAAACGTTACTGTTGGAGCAGTTAGATAGTATCTTCCAGAAGATGCAATCGAAACACTAGAGATTTGCTCTCCATAGAGAGATCCTCCAACTGCTGTTGCTGTAGCAGTTGCTGCTGCACCTGTTGGGGCACTAAACGTCAGTGTTGGAGCGACGCTATGTCCAATTCCAGCATTAGTAATTGTTAATGTTGATAGTTGATCATTTGCTGCAACAGCGGTTACCGAACCCGTTGCAAAACCAACTGGATTTGGAGAACTAAATGTAACTCCTATTGCTAGTTTTGGAGAATAGTTTGTTCCTCCTTCAGTAATTACTGCTCTATCAACGGCATTGTTTATAATGACAGTAGTTGCTGCTGCACCAGTAAAAGTAGGACCACTGAAAGTTATAGAAGGTACTTCAGTATATCCTTCTCCTCTGTTGATGATTAGACCTCTAGAAACACCTTTTCTATGCAATTCAATAGAGCAAGTAACTGCTGCTCCTACTCCACCTCCGCCACTAATTGTTACAATGGGAGTATGTCTATAACCATAACCAGCATCGGTCAGAATAATCTCTTTAAGAGATCTAACTCCTCCGATAGAAGTTGTAATTGCAACACCCTTTGCTGTTCTTCCGTATGATGGTGCATCATCAAACGTTACAGTTGGAGTTGATGTGTAATTGTAACCATCATTATTAATATAAATCTGTCTTACGTATCCAGTATTAATATCTGCACCAACTGCTGCAGTTTCACCATAACCAACCATCTTGAGTGTTATAATCTCGCCAACATTTTCAAGTGCTCTGTCAACCTCAGGAATGCCAACATCGATAACTTCATTTTCATATTCAAACAGTTCACAATTAAGTTCGTAAGTATAACCTCTTCCTAACTGATAGAATGGTTTTTCATGCTCCACAAACTTAACTTCAAAAAATCTTTCGCTGAGAGGAAAATAAATTATGTCTCCTTCTCTAGGTCTTAGTGCAACTTCAATTTCATATGGATCTTCGTCCTGAATGAATGCTCCAATATACTCTTCATACCTCTCTCTTGAAATAACAAGATTTATTTCATCTTTCAGTTGCATACCGAACTTACTAAGGATGTCTCCGCCCCCAGTATGC